TGCTTGCAGTCTGCGTAGCTTCCTGCAGTTGTTCGTCAGACATTGTGACCCGTAGGGTTTACCACCAAACTGTATAAGTAAAAGATGCTTTTTGCACGTCATGTCCCGGCGTGAGTGGGATACACCGATCCGTGAGCCGTGGAACCCCGTGATCTACCAGATGCTGAAGGCGATTGACCTGCACACACAGGCTTATCTGAAGACCGGCGACAGATGGCACGCGGAGAATGCCAACGCGTTGCGTAAGTACGTGGCAGAACTAAAAGACCGAATCCACAAGGCTGAGCGAGGCTAATCTTCGTCGTCTTCGTCGTCTTCGTCGTCACCCTCAGTGCAGGTAATCACCTCAACGCCTTCGGCAAGGCGACCCATCAATGCACCAAGACCCTCAGGTGAATTGGGCACTGGGAACAGGAATCGGCCCTCAATCAGGCCATCGGCACACTTGAGGTAGGTGCAGCTCCCTTCCCAGATCTTGCCTTTCACTTTTTGGGCTTCCGTTTTTTGGCGGTTTTGGCGGCAGCCTTGAAGGCACCGGGATCAGGGTAGTCAGCTTCGCCACGGCGGGCTTTGCGTTCTTTAGATCCTGCCTCCATCCGTTTGCGCTTGGCGTTGATGTTGGCGTACAGGCCAGGTTTCTTTGCCGCCATCACTTTTTACCTTTGGGTTTGCGAGCCTTGCCAGCTTCGGATAGAGCAATGGCGATGGCCTGTTTACGGCTTTTGACGGTTGGGCCTTTGCCGGGGCCTTGCTTGCCGCTTTTCAGCGTTCCGGCCTTGTACTCGCTCATCACCTTGCTGATTTTCTTCTCGGCTTTGGTCGGCTTCTTTGCCATCACGCCAGTCGGTAACTGCCATCAATTTAATGCCGAGATCAGGCGTGAACCATCCTTCGTTCGTGTAGATGGCATTGATCCATGTTTCGCCAACCAAGGCGTATAACGGATCGCTGTAAACGTAGCCGTCGCGGAAATGCTTAAGGCTCGGGTTTTCCATATCTCTGCTGTAGCTGTTTCAGGCTAACTTCGCTGCCGTCTTCGCGCACAAAGCGAGCAAGTGCCTGCTGTGGGCCTAGTTCTTTGCTGAGCTTTTCAAAGTACGGGAGGCGTGATTTACCCAGGACTTCGGCTTGATATTCCTTGGACTGGCGTTGCAGCCATTGCCCGTAGTTTGTGTCAGCTGAAACCTGACCGCCTTCTGCAGCGCGACGCGCAGGGCCGATCACTTCCTCAGGCGGACGCAGGCCAAGGGCGCGGTAGTCAACGATTGGGATTGTGGTGCTACGGCAGTTGAAGTGCACCGGTGGCATTGGGCCTTCGCCGTACTTGAATTCCTTCCCGTCAAGGCTGCGGCAGATCGCTGAGGTGCGGCTGTCCAGCGTGGCAAGGTAACGGTACTTTTTGGTTACGTCTTGATTGGCGCGGTAGACCTGTTGGCTGGCTTCGTTGGCAACCTGCTGCACGCTCGTGCGAACAACGGTCAATACCTGATGATCAGCCATTTTGGTTAGCTCACCACCGGCTTGGGCCTGTTGCCGTGCGGTCTTGGCAAGTTGGCCAAACTCAAGGTTGCCGACCATGCGCCGAGCGATCTGCGGTGTCGGTTCACCTGACAAGATGCCGGTGCGCACGATGGTGTTAAACCGCTGGGACTGTGACTCGGCTAATCCGCGAAACGCCTTTTGAACCACCTCGCCGTTAGGTAGTGTGATGGCTGCGCCTTGTGCTGCGGTCAGGTTGAACTGGCCCGTACCTGGCAACGTGAAGTTCAGATCTGTCGGATCAACGCCGGCGACACTGGCCGCAAAGTTTGGCGCAACCTCAACGGTGTTGACTGCCTGCTGAGCCACGACGCTGGGCTCAATGCCACGGCCACCAACTTCGCCACCGGCAACAGCAAGACGAAGCTGTTCAGTGACGAATTCCGTTTGCAGCTCAGCCAAGCCTTGAAGTTCACGGGAGGTATAGGCAGTGCTGCGATCTGCCCAGCCGTCTAGCGATTCCTTGAGCTGAGCAAGAATGACGCGCAAACGCTGCGCCTGTACAGATGACGGGCTGACAATGCCTGCGCCTGCGGTTGCCTCACCGAAATCAATGCGCTTCAGATCGTCAACGGCGCTGATGATGATGGCGTTGTAATCCCGCACGATTTGCCGCGCAACAGCATTACTGAAACGGTTCAGATCAATGGCGTTGCGGTAGATATTGGCAACAGGATTGCTGCGGTCAATCTTCCGCTTGAATTGCTCAACGTTGAGCAGGCGAGGTGTAACGCCCGATTGCGTCATTGCATTTCATCGTCAAGGCTTTCCCCGCTTGGGGTTTCCTCGCCCATCACGTCTTCAGAGCCAAGGTTTTCAGGGCCGCCAAGCTCAATCAATCCACCAGATTGCGTGGCTTCCAGTTCTTCCTCAACATCAAAGTCATCGCCCAATACTTCACCTTGTGCAAGCTGATCAAGAAGTGTTTTCTGACTGATCACGCCAGCGGTGTAGGTCTGCAGCAACGCAGTGATTTCGGCAGGCTCAAGGCGTGCACCAATGAAGTCACGATTGACGTAGCTGCTGCCGGATTGCGCTTGGCCGAGGTAGTCAGCGTGATAACGCAGGCAGTTATCAATCAGATCCTGCACCTGCTGTGCGATCACCATCATGGTGGAATCGCCTTGGCTCCGATCAATGCGCTTTGCCTCGGCGGTTTCAGCACTCAGTTTTTGGCCAAGGATGGCGGACAGGCCAAGTTCGTTGATCTGCGCTGCCAGTTGAGCAAGACGATCAAACTGCGACTTGAAACTGTTACCACTGGGTTCGATGTATTCAGCGCGGCCTTCAGACGGAAAGGCGATGGCCTCACCAGGACCGGCGCTTACTTCCTCGGCGCTAGACGGGAAGCCGAAGAATGCCAGCATCGGCACTGCCGAGATGTGCAGCATGTTGTCCAGATCGCTCTGGATTTGGTAGGTCTTGAGGTTTAGCTCGGCAATGTCTTCCAGCGGCGGGCGCGACTCAAGTAGGCCAACACGGTTGGAGTAGGCAGTGGCGAACGGGATGTAATCAAGGCTGGTGGTTCCTTCGGCCACCTGTTCAAAGCTTCCCTTAGTGTCGTCTTGACGGAATAAGGCGTAAGAACCTGGCTTCAGTACACGCACCTGCTGTGCGATCACCATCATGGTGGAATCGCCTTGGCTCCGATCAATGCGCTTTGCCT